GGAGATCACCAAAAAGACGGCCCAATTTATCCCGGAGGTGCGGGTGCAGTCCGTCCAATGGACCCATGGCGGCGAGGGCGTATTTTATCCCAAGGTGGTGATCACAAGTGCCTGACATGTCAGCAATCGAGAACACACCGGAAATCAGCTTTATTGACAATAAGACGGTGGAGGATGTGCGGGGCGAAATGGTGGCCGATTATGAGGACTATATGACGCAGGCCCAGGGCGTGGCCGTGTCCCTGGACCGGGCCAGCGTCCACCGCATGATCCTGTACGCCGCGGCGGCGCAGATCTACCAGGCCATGCAGTACATTGACCGGCAGGGCAAGCAAAGCCTATTGAAATACAGCTATTCCGACTACCTGGACAACCTGGCGCTTTTTAAGGGCGTCACCAGAAGTCCGGCCACGGCGGCAACCTGTACCCTGCGCTTTACCCTGGCGGCGGAGCGGGAAACGGCAACAGCCATCCCCCAGGGCACCAGGGTGGCGTCCTCCGGGTCCGTGTACTTTGCCACGGACGAATACGCAGAGATCCCGCCGGGCAGCACCGCGGTGGAGGTGGCGGCCACCTGCACCGAAACCGGAAGCGCCGGCAACGGCCTGACCGCCGGGGAGCTGTCCACCATGGTGGATCCTGTCCCCTATGTGGCCAGCGTGGCCAACACCGCAACCACGGAGGGCGGGGCGGAGATCGAGAGTGACGCAGACCTGGCGGAGCGGGTTTTTCTGGCCCCCGGCGCCTATTCCACGGCGGGACCAGAGGACAGCTACCTATACCACGCCAAGGCGTACAGCCCGGCCATTGGGGATGTGGTGGCCACCAGCGACCAGGAGGCCGGCACGGTGGATATTGTTTTCATCATGGCCGACGGAGCAAAGCCTGGGCCGGAAATGATCAACGGGCTAAAGGGCTATCTGCAAGACAAGACGATCCGGCCCATGACGGATCTGGTCAATGTATCGGCCCCGGAGGAGGTCCCCTA